GCTACAAGGGCAGGACTGGTATAAACGAACCTGTCACCCCCAACGAAATTATCTACCACATCTAAATCTAGAAGCTCTACATCGCTTGTTCCATCATCGCGGTAAAACTTATTATCTGACTTCCTGAATACAAGAGTCTTGTAAACATCTTTTATTAAATTTGGTGATGATAAACTTCCCACATTAACTCCTAATTATATAACGGATATTTCTCCGTATACGTCGTTGAAGCACCCTCAGACACGTCCGTATAAGTAGTAGAACTTACCAAAATATCCGAATAGTTACTTGTAAAATCTTCCTCGAGTGTGATTAATAAAGACGTCATTAAGGCATCATTAAAAGCGATACCTATATCATCAAATGATTGTGCAGCAAATCTTCCTCTTTCCCAATGAAGTGCCATTAAAAATCTATGGGACGTATAGATTTAAAAGTCCCACTCCTCCCTCTATAAGCATATTTTCTTCCTCGTTTTATACCAGCTTCAAACTTCTGACCAAAATACTGTGCTTGTGCAGCACCCGCTGGTTGTCTCTCGTATCCCCATTGAATAGCTTTCTCTACTAAATGTTCGTGAAACTGAGAAGGAATCTCACTTTCCTCACTTTCCCATCCACTATCAGCAGAAGGTTCATTAAAAGCATCAGCTCTCTTATAATAATAAACTGTAACCAGTCTAACTTTATCAGGAGATTCAAATTTATTCTTCCCACTAGTAGTAGGATTATATTTTGCAATACCAATAGAATTCCTCTCAACCCACCACATCCAAGAAGAAGTTTTCCAAGACGCTAAAGCACTTCCTTTTGTTACTGTCGTAGACATTAAGTCAAATCCCTTATCTGAGGTCTACCTACTAACTTTGGAACTGATTCCTGGTCACCATCATCATTCTCCACATCTACAGACCATATCTCTAAAATCTTTGTATCTAAGGCGTAATATCTCTGGTCTACAGCTGTATTAAATTGAACTGCAGAATCTAATAATCTCGTCCTTGCGCTATATTCATCTGAAGCTCTATTGAACATCTTTATAATTTCTTGTGCACCCAAATCAGGATGATGCTGTTGTACTAACTCTACCATTTCTTTTGCTTTCATTTCTGCACCCCTACAAACGATGAATTAGCATCAGCTGAGGCTCCTGCATATGGAGCCCAACATCTTTCATACATAGATTGAATATATTGCATCTGTCCCTGTAGCCACTGATAATCAACTGTATCTTTCTGAATAACAGATTCATAAGAACGAAGTTTTTTCTCTAGATTAGCAGTGAACACCTGAACTTCCTTATTTATCAATGCCTGGTATTCTTGAATTTCTGTTGCATATTCTTGAAGTGTGGCTGAATACTCGCTATCCTTAGCTTGAAATTCCGTCATATTCTTCTGGATAGTGGCTTGATAAGCGACATTTTCTTTATTGAATTCATTCAATTCATTCTGGATATCTATTGAATATGTTTGCAATGCATTTGCATACTCCGTTGTCCACTTCTGAAACTTATGCTGAAGTTCATTATTCGTCCATTCTTGAACTTCTGAATTTACCTGCGCCTGAAATCTGGCAAGTTCTGCCTGAAAAGCCGAAGAATCAGTCTGAGTTCTTGATAGCTTCTGTCTATACGATTCGAGATTAACATTAAATTCATTCAAGTTATTTTGTATCTGAGTAGAATATGCCTGCACATAAGTACTTATCTTTCCTATCTGTGCCTCAGCTAATTCCACATCCTCCTGGTCTTCTATCATATCAGACAACGCTGTAAACCAAGTAGCATAATTTATCCAATCTGAATCTGTTCCTGTCGTATCACCTGTCATAGCTGACAAAGTTTCACTCGATTCATCTCCAGCCCCAGAAATAATAGGTCTTGTATAGCTTAATGTATCCGGTGTACCAGGAGAAGTAATAGACAAAGCAAGAGCTGTAATCTGTGCATTCCCAGAAGTACTTAAATCAAGAGTAGCAATAGAAGGGAATGAAGGGGCTGTAAAAGTAGGCTTAGAATAAGCTGGTGCGCCACCAAAAGATGCAACAGAACCATAACTTGGTGCATCAGGAGAATTTGGCAGAGACATATTCAGAGACAAGTCAGTTATAGCATCAAATGCAGTAGCATCTCCATCTAAATCTGACGGCAAAGCCTCACGTAATGCAACCATTTTAGCATGAATTAGATTCGCTGCCACCCATAACACAACGTGCTTGTAGAACTCGGAAGGAAAGTACGATATAGACGGAGAAGATGCGTCAGATATCGTTCCGTAGGTGACATGGCTGACCTTGGCTGACGCCGATGAGGTAGGGTCAGGCTTTACGTAAAGCTTGCCGTTTAATACAAAATACTTTGGGTCAGTACTAGGAGCATAATAAATACTATTTGTATCCGAAATTTTCCCTCTCCATTGATTTTTTATTGGCGTAGCTCTTCTATCATCTCGTTGAACATCCAAAACTCTTCCATTCGCAGTAACATCGAAACCACTTCCACTAGTTACTGATGTCTCTAAAGAGAACATATCTAACAAATCTTTATTTATCTGCTCTGCCTGAGTAACAATAGTCTTTACTCCATCAATTAACCACTGAGCTATCTCAGAAGAATAACCACTGGTACCCCCAGCATAATAACCAATCTGGTCTGTAAAGCTAGCCATTATTTCTTTTTGGGATAGCGCTTCTTCTTAGCTGGACTCTTTTTACTTTTCATATTCTGGGTCCTCCTACTGTTATCGTTATTTTCTTCCTTGCCTGATTGCCAAGAACCACCAATACCGACACTTGTCACCATACCAGCCATGACTAATCTTTTAAGATACCAATCTTCATTTTCATATTAGTAGTAGCAGTTGCTACCCAGTTTCCACCACTTCTATTCACTACGTGACAATATAGACTTGTAGAACCAGATGCTCCATGTACAGCTAACTGAATATTAGACTTAGTGCCTAACTTAGCATCAGCCATATCAGCCCAATCACCTGCCGCAACATTTACATGACCAACAAAATTAGCAAAAACTGCATCAAGGTCGGATACATCTTCACCTATTGACTTCCCCTCATCCTGCGTAATCGCATCGTCTGTAGTTGAGAAGAAAATGTCAACTGCAGGCCCTATAACTACTTCATCCAATAATACTATTGACTGAATCAGTGAACTGCCACCATTTGTTGAAAATGCATACGGTATTTCAATGCTTTGAGCTAAGACCTTATTGTCGCCTATTGTCTCGGCATCAGTAGTAAGGGTAACTGTAATTACATCCAACTCCCTCTTGTTGTCCCTCTCTTGGGAAGAATACTTATGTAAATTCGTTTGTGCCATTTCTCGTTATCTCCTTTAGGGATTCGGGGGGCCTTTGGCCCCCCGCCCTATGCTAGTATTAGCTAAACTTCAGAATACAATGTGTTTCTGGAAGACTAACTTCTAGACCGCCTTCGGTTAGAACCATGTCTTTCCGTCCATCAACATTATTGTTCTGAACGTTAGTGATGATATGTGTATCCCTAGAAACGCCATTCGCCGAAAGTGGGCGATATGCTACGTTTTTAAGGTCAACCATCACAGAGTAATCTTCCCAGACATTCCGGAACATCGGCTCCTGAACAAAATGAAGTCTGCCATAAATAGTATTTATAGTAGACACATCATGTCCAAAAGCACCCTTAACGTTCTGGATATCTACGCCATAAGGATTACTCCCACCGGATGTGGTCACTGTGTGACCCAATCCAGCTGTGTTACCAATGAATGAACTCGAACCTAGTTTATTCAACCAAGAAATTATCTTTCTTGATGCTAGGACAAGTTTATCTCCACTGTTACCTGACTCTGGAGCAAATACATCCTCCATCGCGTCAATGAAATCGTCATACGTAGAAGAAGCGTATGTGAAAGATTTTATCTTTCCATAAACTTCTGTGTAAGGAACGATTCCCCATGAGCGACGGACGGGTCCAGTTGCTGTCGAGTCGTCTGTACCAACGCCAAATAGCATTGCATGCTCTAGGTCCATTTTATGTTCCATGAGCTTCTCTTGCCAAACACGTTTATATTCGTTGCCTACGCCACGATATCGTGTTGCCAGAGCAGTACCAGAAAAGAGAGGAATAGCTGTCTTAAAAATCTGACAGTATCCTTCCCTATCGTAGAATTCGTCTTTCCATCCTTCTGGGTCGTTACTACCCTCAGCAAAAGCTGAACCTACAACCTGACCTTTAGCATCTGCAAGAATCCTGATTTTACCAGCATTCGCAGGTGTAACCGCACCAGTAGCTTGCTGAATAAGCTTCAAGAAAGTAAGCTGTACTCCAGCCTTATCAGCTGCGGATGCGATGTCTGGGTCAGCAGCTATTTTATAATAAGCTGTAAACCCGGTTGCATAGGTAGAACCATCTGATGCATAAGATGCAGCGATGGCTACGACCTGGTTGTTAAGAAGAAACAGCGGCTGTACAGCAGTTGTTACTGTTCGTCCGTACTTATCGTACAAACAATCAACTTGCAACTTTGCACCAGAACCTTGGTCCCACGTACTGCTATAAGCAGCAGAGGTGAGTTGAGCTTGGGCCTCAAAGTTTCTGCGCTGCCATTGATGACGCCTTTCTAAGAACTTAAAAACAGGGTCATCTGTTGGCTTCTTAGCAACTTTGGAAAGATAGACGAAAAACGGGGACTGCTGAGGAGCAAGTTCAGGAAGCCTCTCCCCGAAGTTATACATTCTTCGGGAATGGTCAACGGAACTAGATTGCATTGAGCCACCAGCGCCGATGCTGTATTGATTAGCCATCGTGGTATCTCCTCGTCATCTGTTGTTTACGTCCAAGGATTCGTATCTTCGTAGTCTTTGATGATAGAATCCATTATCCTATCCGAATCCGTTTTGGAATCAACACCCACATTCTGTGAGGGAAGTACTCCCATCGGACTCGGCACTTGTTGCGCCCTCTTGGCCTGCTGAAAATCCGGACTCGGTTGAGCCTGCGGAGGGGCAGCAGGGGGAGGCGGGGGAGTTTCTAGATTATTATCTAGTGTGTATAACCTCCAAAGGTTATCAATCGTGAGACTATTGGGGTCAGACATCTTCGACACAAAATCCTGAGCAACGTTATCATTAACATTGTAAGAACTCTTAACCTGATTAGCAACGCTATCAAGCTGTTGGCTATACTGTTGCTCTGCCTCTCTGCGCTGAATATCTTCTACCTGCTTTCGCCGGATAGCTTCATTTTCAGCCTGCATAGAAGCAGTTGTATACTCCATGTGAAGACTATTGTATTCATCCATATCGTCGCGCCACGATTCCACATCATCGAGATATTTTGCACTCTCTGAGCTAGAATCTGTATACGCTTCCTCACGAGAAAAACCACTAGGTCTCTGTGGCTTTCCAGGGGCCGGGGGGAATTCTTCCCGTGCCGGTTCCTGTTCTTGCTGAGCCTGTTGCTGAATCCCGCCTTGATTCTGAAGAACTTGACTTAACTGTTGCTGGGTAGTTTGAAACTGCCCCTGCAAACTATCATAGTCATTCTTTAGTTTATCATGTTGAGACTGCCAGTACTCATACCTTACCTCTTCGTTACCACTCTGAGGTGGGGTACCTGGTTCCATTGGTCTTTCGGGGGTTGAGTCGGTTACGACTGCCTTTTCCTCTGGTACGGCGAATGCTCGGTCCCCCTGGACCGTAGCATCATCGCCCAAGATGATTTCATCTATATCAGAGTCCTGCACAGAATCTATCGCTTGGATATTTTCTATAACTGCAGGAGTATCTGTTCTTTCATCCATCTATCTTTGACTCCTATTTTGGCGAGCTGCCCCGTCGGGACTTGGGGGGTAAACTCTCTGTTTTAGCTTCTTTGGCGGCCTCTCGGACCTCCTTTTGAACTTGTCCCACTGCGTCATCAAGTCTTCGCTCAAATACTGTTCCAGCGGCTTTTGCCTTCGTGGAAGTAGAGTCCAAGTTGGACTTGAATTTTTCTAATTCAGCTCTCTGCTTAGCATGATATACCTCACGCTCTCTAGTTTGCAGGTCGCCTTGTAAGTTTTTAATAGTTTCAGAAGCCTGCTCTAACTGTCGGGCTAATTTAGCAACTACATCTGTTCTTTGCAATACACCCTCCATGTCAAAGACCTCTGTTTTCTTTAATACTTCTTGTTTATCAATAATACCTTTTTCGTAGGCATCCATGTACATATCTAACTGAGCCATTCTGTTCGTTGGGAGGGTAGAACCAGTAACAACTACAACATCATATTTACCAATAGCTATATTATTCTCTATAGCCGATATTTCTCCTGTTTTACTATCAAAAAGTTTCTTATTGACAGCATATTCAGTCATTGAGTTATTAGGCTGAAGAAGTCTTATAATCTTTTCCTGCGTATACAACTGCTGCATATACGGTATAGCGATATTACACAATCTATTTAATCCTGATTCTATATCCATCTGCTTAGATTTTATCTTCCTCTGTCCGAATTCATCTAAACTTACTGTTGCCTTATAAGTATGAGGTGCAGCTTGAGAATTACCCATCATTAGCTCATACAACCCCATTTGATGGTCTATATCACTTTTCGCAACCTTTTCATTCTGATATAATTCGTTTGGTAAGGGAGTTGGCTGAACTGGCTGAGGAGGGCCTTGGTCAAAATCAACTTCAATAGCAATACCAGGCTGTGACCACTTCTGTTCAAACTCTCTCATATCCACAGAGCCTGAAGGAACTAAAATCTTTGTATTCGTACTAGTAGTAGCATGAGCTATAATTAAAGACCGAGTCTTATTTATATACTCTTGCATACCTTTTACCATTCTAACATCTGAGAGAGGAAAAGGGGTTCTAGTGTGCATATTCATAAAGAAAACAAGAGGATAATGAGAAGTAGGAAGCATACGTTGATAAAGCAATGCATCACCCATAATAACGCAAACATGAACTCTCTCTGTAGGAGTGGTAACAACCTCTATCTCCCCAGCCTCTAGTAGCTCACTATACTTAAGTTCCTGCACATCTGGAGCGGGAGGGACCTCTCCTCCCTCTGCCTCTGCAACCTCGACAGCCCTGGCATAATGCTTATGCATGACTTGAATAGCCTTACTAGCCATGTCAGGATTTGTTATAATTTGTCCCTGTACTCTCCAAGCAGGCCGCTCCACATACTCGTTAAAATCATCTTCTTCTAACAAGTCCTCCTTTCCACTAAACTTTTCAAATACTCTATAATGGTCTACTCTTTCTTTGTAATAACGTTCATAACCCCGAATATATTCTGATGATTCACCAAATGTTACACCCGTGTCTATATCCTCTGGAAAAGTAAGCTCCCCATCATCCTGTCGAGTAGTTTGCGGTCTATCTGACATGAAATCCTCAGACTGCGCATTTTTTATAGCTTTCTCGTACATAGGATAAAGTTTTGCAGCCTGTTCTTTAGTGTATAAACGAGAAATTAGGATATTCTCCGCATCATCACAAAATCTATCTCTTGCGTTCGGGTCTATGTATACATCAAGAGGGTCGATATCCTTTAACTTCACTTCTCCCTTACCCATGTCGGCAAGAGGGTCTTGATAAACAAGAGCGCACCCCATTCCGATTACATAATAATCATCAATAACATTCCTCAATACCTGGTCCCCATCAGAACCTTGCCATATATACTCTAACAGGCCATTCATTACTTGAGCAACCTTGTTATCGCTATCTTCTCTGGGGGAAACACGAAAAGAAGGCTTGTTAGCAGTTAAAAGAGCCTTTGCAGCTTCAACAGCAGGATGAATCCTATTTACCACTATTGCAGCTTGACCCCTCTCTTCGAGTGTCTGACGCTGTTGTTTTGTCCATTGTCTTCCCAGGCGAAACTCTCTATCTTCTTGAGCATGATGCGCCCAAGTATCTCGCTTCTGAGAATATGTTTTAAAAAGCCGGTGCGTGTCCTCGACCTTTCCTTTTTTGGACTTCTTCTTCTTAGAATAAGCCATTGTATAAATTTACCATCATATTGTCATCCAGTCAATCACTTTTCTTGCCATTGAGGGATTATTTTTCACCCCTGATAAATCTTTTATCCTACAGGGCCTAGAGCCCTCTAGTGCCACCCAAATTGAATCTAAAACATCATCATGCTTCCCTTTGGGATAAGACAAGAACTCTTTCTGAGCTGTAATATCCTCAGGACGAAAGTAAAACTCTCCTTTTGCTAACATCGGAACCAAACTAATTAACCTCTCAGATTTCCTTGTCCTAGGTTTAACGCCCTTCTCTATCCCTGGAATGTACAAATTTTCCTGCAACATTATGGAACGAACCGTAGCTCTTAACGCTTCTTGGTACGCAGTTGTTTCAATCTTCATCCGCTTGGGACGATATTTCTTATAAATTTCGATAATTTTTGCCGGCTGTTCCGCAGGGTCAAGACGATGCCTGAATATATCAATAATGTACTTATTCCCGTCATGGTCAATGCCAATAGTTGAAATAACAAAAAAGTCAGCACGGGAGCTAAGAGAACTAGCGGGGTCAACACCGCAATAAACTTCAACCGGGATAATCTTGTCTCCATCGCCTGTACTCCTTGTTAAACAGGGTTGCCCCTCTATTCTTTTAAAACTATAGTGATGTAATTTAATATACTCAGGCTTAAATGGTGCATTATCAGGAGCCTGGGCAATATTCATGTATTCTTGGTAAAATCCATTTAGGTTCCCAACACTAGCGAATTCTTCCTTAATCTGAAGAATTCTCTTTCTGGGGAACCTTTCAGGCCAAATACTCTTCTCATCTTCATCCCAGATAGAATACCACATAGTTTCCCAAGCAGAACTACCTTTTGCCCAATACAAGAAGCAATCTTCTGAGATTACTGTACCTATCATAATAATACGACCACGGTCAGATAAGGATGGAATAACAGCCTCAGTCATCCATTTCCTATTCTTTGCCCTTGCTTCTGGTGTAATAGCATTCAACTCTGATTCAAAGTCATCTACTATAATCAGGTTAGGACGTGTATCACCCTCAATAAAACCACGAACCCTCTGACCAGTACCTACCGCTACTATCCTTGTTCCATTGGCGAGGATAATATCATTATTCGTCCACCTCCGTGCTGTCCTAGCACCTAAATCCATAAAAACCTGTCTAAACCGGTCACTATGGTCTAGGTGGTACTTTATTCTGGATAAGAAGTTTATACTCTGTGCCTGGGACTCTGATATGATAACGATAAACAAGTCCTCGTCACTCTTCTTGTAAGCAGTCCTATACAAAGGAAGTATCAGGCTACAAACAGTAGATTTAGCTGTCCCGCGAGGAGCAGCTATCAATATTCGTTTGTTCTTCTGATTCCTTAAACTGGCATAGATATTATGATGAAAAGGAGGAATCTCCCTCCTTAGAGCCTTGGGAAAGCAATATCGCCCGAATAGACCCATATTGTTCCTAAGTTTGTTAAGAACTTCCCAGCGGTCTTCGTAATCTACCTTATTCTTTGACATCCTTGCTTTCTACCTGGGTAGCAACCAATTTCCTTTCTTCCTCAGTAACCTCGTCCAGCATTCTCTGGGTCTCTGTTGCCTCTAGTTGCGTTGTAGTAACAACCTTGTTCTTGTCCTTCATGCCATGTAAATCCTCTAGATTCTCAATAATACGATTTAGATTGCTTAAATCCTTTTTATCAAGAGCCATGGTTACTGCATCTGAAAGCAACTCCATAGTCCTATCAGGTCCCAACCCATGTTCATCAAGTAATTTCGCCACTTCTTCTCTAACCATCTTTCTAAACTCCCTATGTTTCATATTCCGCTTCCATCTGCGACGGTCCTTTGGTGTCACAGTACCAAAAGCCAAATCTATAGCTACATCCTCGTTAAATTCACCATACGCCCCTCTTGTGAACGCATACATCATAGCAAGGTTTTTCCACTTGGTTAAACCGGTCTTTACCTCCATAGCGTCTTTACCAGTAAAAGTATGAGGAGTATACCTCCCCTCAGCATAAAACTTCCGTGTACCGTACTTTGTATCCCACATATGATATCCAAAAGGAAGTTTAAAGTAAACTGTCTTATATCCTTTGGGATGTGTGTATTCCTGCCTTTTTAAGACAGGAGCACAGTATCCATCGTCTGAGAGAGCATAGTCACCTTCCCTACTCTCTTTCCATGGTTTATACGGGATATCCTTCTCATCTGCTTCTTTCTGGGTATAGATATCATAGGTTTTCTCTCCAGACCTATGATTTATAGTTATTTGATACACTACTTATCGTAAAGTTCGAAATGCACCAAATCATCAAATTTATTGTCCTTTACTTCTGTATCCATATCCCAATCACCTCCCCAACGTATTCTCAAGTGCGGGACTTTGTCGCTAAGCTTCGTAGCCATGCCCATAACAAAACCAGCAAAGTAGTTAAACCTGTCACGGTCGCCCCAGTCGATAGGGTAAGGAGCCACATCCACGGCTTTTGAAGGATTAGCATTATGCTTGCCATCAGGATAACGAAGCTTACTTCGTCCCGCGTCATACGCTTGATTTTGTTCTTCTTCACCTCTGTATCCTTGTATTACTGTGCAATCAAAATGTTTTACAACCTCTTTAAATAACTTCTGAAGCCTGACATCGCAGGTTGCCAACCTTTTCTTAGAGCGTTTACCAAATCGGGGCATGTTTCTTCCTCTCCATACGTGCTTTTTTACGTTTTATCTGAGCTGGAGTTCGTCCATACTTACTCAGATATGCATCTTTCTCTCTTCTTTCATCTTTTCTACGCTTTGCTGCCTTATTCGGCATCAGAATCCCCATATTTCAGAGATTTATACCAATTTGTTACATTATCATACAAAATTTGCCGCCTCTTCTTAGAATCAAAGCCCTGTATCTTCCCCATATCATCAAAAAGTAGCTGATAATTCAAGGTTGTACCCTTATTACTTACACTTACAGCACTTTTTATGTACTTACTGTAGTGAGAAGTCTCTGTGGGGCTCACCTGTTGTCCTTATATATATTAACTATCTACACCTATAAAAACTAGAGAGAATTTTAGACATTTTTTGCAAATAATCAACAAAATAATAAAAATTCTTAACCTCAACAAAAATAACCACTTAGCAGGAATCCTACAAATCCTGCTTGAGATGGAAAACGTTGCGAAAGGTAATCCAAAAAATTACTGTAGAATGGGAGTACGAGATATACATCGTGCGGTACCCCCGCGAAATTCACCGTTGGGGTTACCAACATCGTTGAATTCCGCGTTGGCACTATCGCACGCCTGCCCCTGTTCATTGCTGTGCAGAATGGCTGTGCAGCAGCATATGACCTGCAGTCATACTACCAGATGAAAGGAGCTTTCATATGGCAGCAGCGAAACATATTGGACAGGTGTCCAACACGTATCGCGGTGCTACTAACAAGCGCACGGGTGAGTTCATCCACGAGCTCGACAAGGACGAGCGGTGGATACCCACGAACAACGTTCGTGTAACTCTCCCTGTCAATGACGTCGCAAAGACTACCGTCTCTGCGTCTGTCATGACGTCGCTTGCTAAGCAGCACAGCCTGAACATCGTGACTGGTGCCGATTATCAGTTGAGCAAGGTCGTTGACCTTGACGCAACGGATGACCGTCCCGCAGTGCAATGGTGCTTTTACAAGCCCATCGCCGAGCACGATGTCAGCGCGTTCGTGACTTAGTACGTTTCGTACACGTGACGAACGGCAAACAACGCTTGGCATTGTACCAAGCAAGCTACATAGGTGCACGCAACGTGCGGCTATGTAGTCAAGTGTTGTTTTTGCTTACGCATAGTAATAGGACTGAAAAATTTGAGGGGGGGGAGCGTACGAAATACGTCAACTACGATATATTTTATACCTATAGACGTATAGGAATGGGATGTAAGTAAACATGTAGTTCATATGGTGGAGAGATACTCATATGCCCCCCTACGTGAATTGATTAACATCAACATCAGGGATGGCACTCGGGTGATAGCGTAGTGTACCAAATAGTAAGCGAGCTTTACTACCAAACTGAATGTTGGAACGGAATCATCAGGAACAGGGAGTGATGGCTGTGACCGCGAGTCGCTTGTCGTTGCTCTCTGACTGATGATTATTTGGATAGAATGTTTTAAGGTGTAATCATATTATACCACCGTTGGTCATCGACTAATATTAGAGACCTGCATAGGCGGTGGGATTGATTGCACCTAGATATGATGGATGGCCAGTAATGGTTGGTTATGTATTAAATATCCATGCACATGCCAGAGTGTGTAGAACGACATAGAAGTATCTATGTGGAGCAAGACTATGCGACAAGACATAAAAGTAGTCAAATAGCTATGTTGGGCAAGTAGTGAAGTTATCTGGAACCAAGGAGGCCCTGAAATACAAACCACGATTGGGCAGGCGTGGAATATTATTACCTGCCCAAAGATTTTGAAGTAAGGCTTACGTAAGGGTGAGGTAAGGGTTACATGAGCAAATTCCGTGCCATGCGGAATTCGGGATTCGGTATTTGGGTAGTTTTTTTTTGTAAAATGACAGTAAAAGGAGTCAGTAATGACAGCAAATAGTTTTTATATCAAATGTCCGTATAAGTATAAATATGAGCTGGTTGATTGGTATCGCCAGTATTTTGATGTTTCTAAGTATGAGGCATCAAAGCTTTCTAAAGCAGCATTATATGCAATTTGGTATAGGCGCAGAGAACTGGACATCTTAGAGAAGTTATTGTCTAGTATTGAGGCATTTGGTGGGCAGTGTGGTTATGATAAAATTGATAATGTATCCGAGAACAGGGACAAAGAGGGTAATCTTATCTGGTGGTGTTCGGAATGGGATTATGTGCAGAATATGTACAAAGCTGTTTACAATGAGCATGAAGTCATGCTTGATAATAACCTTTTGACCAGGCTATGTGAGAAGTATAACGTAATAAATAAAAAAGGAGAGTTCAATATGGGAGTATCTAAACATCATAGGGATGGACAGTCTGCCAGTGAGTGGAAGAAGGCGTCTAACCGAAGGAGATATAATGCGAAAAAGGATAATGAAACAGAATCCGGTAGTAAAAGAGAACCTGTCATTGCTCAGGCTCCCAGGCAACATGACATTAAAAGAGCAGGACAGACGTGGTGGCAGCGTGTCAAAAGAAGGCTGTCACCTAAATGAGGAGAATGTTAAGCAGAATATGCTTGACTATGTCGTGAATAACACCGAAATTCTTAGTGCTGCAGTAACTGACATAGTTTGCAGCCATGAAATAGGTGACACGACATTTTAAGACCTCGCGGGAATACCAGCAAATGATGGCTGTTTCGTATGAGGTTTTAGCAGGGGGCTAAGGCCCCCTGTTTTATGTTAAGGCGGTATGTCCAGCTCCTCCTGTCAGATACCTCGGAAGCTACCCAAATGGATATACCGCCAATTACTTATAAGGAGAAGAACAATGGAGTATTTACTTGCGATGATTCCCACATTCCTGTTAGGATTTATATGGGGATTCATTCTGTGTTCAGTGAATAGTACGTATCAAAAGAGAAAGTTACAAAAACAAGATTATGATGTGGACGTAGATGAAAATGGTCCATTTATCATAAGCAAAGAAAGGAGTATGATATGAAGGATGATGGATTTGAATTAAAAGTGACAAGTAGTACAGACCGTGCTACAGTAGAGCCTGCATTAAATGATGATGATAAGCTGGTAAAAGAAATCGCTGAGGCTGATAGAGTGGGTGATTTTGAACATTCTGGCGATAAAGTATGGGATACTTTGACAGAGACAACAAGTATGATGGCTCAACTTGCTGAAATCATGGATAAATGCCATATTGATATTATCACTCTGGCAAATAAAATGGATAAAGTTGAAGGTGGGTTAGAACAGCTCCGGTTCAGGATTAAAAGACTTGAAAATGCTACTATTGGAGATGTGACAAATGACATCATTAACTAAGGAGAGGCTAACATATTATCGTATGTATGCTTTGAATCGTAAGAATTGGAAGTATCCTTATGAATCTGTCGAATGTCCTGAGTACCTAAAAGATAAACAAGAGCTTATGGACAAACATCAGAATGGATGGTGGTGGTATTCAGGTGTTGATTATCATAGAATACCTAAAGAACATCGTCATCTAAAAGATTCTGCGCCAAATAAAGGAGGCTAGGTATGGAAGATATACCAGAAATTTGTAGTTGTGGAGCTAGGTTATCTGAGACTGTAAGAGCGCAACTTAAGCAAAATCAATCACTTAAGAAAGAAGTGGATGATGTAAAAAAGACCTGGGCTGAGGAAAATGTAGAACTTACTCAGCGCTTGAAAAAAGCCGAGGATGTGTTAGATAGTATATCTTCGCAGTCCAATCCATCGTTTCTTGACCAGTTGGCTAAGAAATATTATGATTGGAAACATGAACAACAAACCAAGAGGAGTATGTCATGAAAAAGCAACAGAAGTCACGCATGAAAGTGACACCGGTTGTTTACAAAGAATGTAAACAGCTGTTGGAAAAAGTCGGTGTTGAAAAAGGAAAGCCAATAAGCACCGAGAGAAGTAAAGGTATTGGAGGTGTTTTCGGATTTTCCGGTACTACTGTGATAAAAATACATCAGACAGATAGCTATCAAGGCTATAGGGACCATGTATCTAGGAGAACACGAGAATTAAAGGCTAAGTATCCTTATTGCTATCCTTTAAAGAAACGTGTTAAAAAGAGTGATTATCTGGCCTGGTTGTTAAAGAACTGGGATAAATTTATGTCAACAACACATAAATTAGCAAAGAAAGACACTCATGGTTATCTTGGAAAAGTGGTACATGAGTACGAAGGATATCTAAAATTCCTAGAACGTAGTATATCACGAATTAAGCCTGTGGATTTACATGAAGATGCACTCCGTCCGGGTGCTATTCATTTGACTATGTCCATTGCAGGAAGAACAAACTATAAATCAGCATATAAACATTATTTTATGTATGATTTTAGTGATGCTTTGGCATCTATTTACAGACATAATAGATATCAAACATATTTCTGTGATTTTCAGGTAACCAATCTTGGTGTATTAAAGGCTGTAGATGGATGGATAGAGGATAAACCATTGAATCATGAAATGAAACATATTACAAAAGATGGAAATCCTTTTACTCCGATAATAAATACTGAATTGACCAGTATGGATAAATACATCGTGAATGGAGTTCTTGCCCATTTCAAGGGTAAGAGAGTAAATCTTTCATCACATGAATTTGATAAAATGTGCAATGATGCATATCAAATATGGAGTGATGAAAGAAAAGATGGTCAAGAGAAAAATGTATATTCCAGTATATTAGTAACACTGGAAGAACATGGATTTGGGCCTAAGGAATTGGTTAAACTTCTTGATGTAAAAGAAAAAGTAATCATTTCCTGGCACAAAGCAGATAATTTACCAGAGGAGAAGTATGGCAAACGCCTGAAAGCTCTGGTAAATGTTCTGAATAAGTAGAACAAAAGAGAAAGGAGGTTACTATGGCGCTAGCACATGTAATCAGCTTTCATAACGGTGGAGTGATGCAAGAGGTAGATGCAGGTACGCCTGCTGAAATAGCAACTAACCTCGGTATTAGCATGGATAATACTTCTATATTTGTTGACGATAAGCAAGTAAAGGGTAGCCATGAACTCCGAGATGGTGATGTGGTTTCGTTTCAGAAATCATCTACTAAGTCCGGTATGAAAGTGTTAGTTAGAAATCGGTAAATAAATCACCGGTTATTGGAAGAAGGGGGCATAGAATCCGTAATGTGGAAGCCTTAAAGTCCTATGTCCCCTTCATAATTTTAGAAAGGAGAAGAAATGAAAATTTCAACAATACCTAAAAGAGCGGAGTATGTATTTCAAGAATTATCAAATGATGCATTCAAAAGAAAGATATTTTTACAATACATATGTCTTGCATTTCCGAAATTAAGACAAATGCATTCTGTAAGGGTACAAAAGGAACAGGTTGATATTATACTTGGAATGTTTGATAATATCAAAATAACTACAAGATGTGCCGGACAAAGACCAGATGGAGACGATAGATTACATGACCAATATAATCTATGTATTGAAATAGCATTGGGAAGACCAAGGTTAAGAGCAAGGAGAATTGCTCTATTAGATGAACTCTATCTGGTAATGGTTTGTGATTATTATATAAATGATGACAATGAATACATTCCAACTATAGAACGTGGTAATGCACGCATATTTCCAAGTTTATTAAAGTACTATAACAGAGAGCAAAGAGGACTCTTTAAAGCTCAGGATGAAAGAGAACCTTCTTACGAAGCAGAACATCCTCATGTATCACGTGGAGGAGCTTGTTATGGTGATTTTGATAGTGGCCTTATTAATATGGCTGCTCAAGGAAATGTAGCAGGATGGTTCCAGACTCAACGTAATTGGAAAAATAACTGGTACAGACACAGTGCTTATTGGGACATAAATCATTACTTACGTCCTGACGACAATCATATCCGAGGAAATGTGATGGACAAAATAGCTGTTTCTAAATATATAAAAGAAATAGGAACCGATTGTGTAAGTAATATCTGGAAAAAAATGGCTTATAATCTAAAGAAAGAATACAATGACAAAAGGTCAGAGTTGCCAAGAATTAGTTGTCCTAATGAAAAACATAAGCATCCAAATCGTAATGGAAGACATTCTCTTGAATTTATTTCCGATAATCCATCACTTGATGCATTGTCTGCAATGCAAGTTATTCTTGCATTTAGACTTGCTTCTAAACTGTCAGTAGCAATGGATGTTAATTATATTTCATTGCAAGAAGCCGCAGAGCAAGTAGATACTATCAGAGATAATAGTTGGCTTTGGTTGAATAGAAAATGGTTTAAACATGAAACCATTGCAAGTGATATTATGAGTTCATTGCATTATTTGCAGAATGATAGAAATATACGTGTTCATCCAAAGGCTAATACAGATGAATGGAGTATTAGACATCATCGTATGATATCAGAGTTAGAAGCTATAAGGAATAATCTAAGTTATTATGTTGCCAATCATTTTACTTTTAAGAATATTGTAGAATGGTATAATAATTATGGTCCATTCTTTACTGAAGACCTAATTCGAGATAACTATTTCTTACAAAAAGATGATGACTATCGTAGGCATAGTGTGTATTCGCAATTAAATCTGACTATGGAAGGTGTTCCTATGTGGGAAGGTGCAAGAGACTTATCCATACATTATACCAAAGTATCAGATTGGATTGAAAGAATACGTACTTGGTACAGAGAGAAGTATGAAGCATTGGGTGGAACCAAAGGCGGATATGCATCTGAATATTACGAATTCATAAAAAAACAACATCAAATGAATATGCCATACATGGGTACTTCTGATATTTATCAGAAGAGAAATCTTCCTAATGTTGGAAGCGAATCTATAACCGCAATGAAAATGGATATTCATCAACAAACCGCCAGCTATTATTTAGAATGGCTGGAAAAAGAAAGGAGAAGAATAACAAATGAACCTAATAATACCCGCAAAGATGAACGACAAACTGACCTATTTCCTGTCTGAATTTAAAAAGACGGAATGGAGTGGGCCTGCATGGTACACAGTGACTAAGTCAGATAAGAAGGGATTTCCCAAAACATGGAAACTTGTTCATTTTGTACCTATAGACCTGGGACATTCAGCAGCAACTGAATTTTCAGCAAAAGCATTAGTAAAAACTATTAAAAAGCTTTACAAAGAAATGCCTCAGCTGTCTAAATGTTATCTTGGTTTAATACATAGCCACCATTCAATGGGTGCTTATTATAGTGGAACTGATGAGGATACTATGATAGATAATGCACCAAACGAAGGATTCTATGGTAGCTTGGTAGTGGCATCATCCGGCAAAGAAGGATATGCTTTTGCTTTTAGTTATCTTGACCAATATGACAAACCAACTGTCATAGAACTGGAAGAAGATAAAATAGATGTAGAGGTATTGACAAAGGTACCGGAAGCATGGACAAAAGAAGCAAAGGAAATCCGTAGGAAATCCACGATAAAGAAGAAAGCTGATGCTAAAGCCAAAGAAACATCTCAAGGTACATTTGGCTGGAGATATTCCAACGGGCAGCAAAGTCCCACTAAAACAGAAATCATAGAATCAGCTGTTTTTGCTAACAAAAGACTAAATCAACCGGTTACAGAAGTAGCGGCTAAAGAAAATAGTCTTACTGTAGCTCAAGAAGCTGATATGGAAGACTTAGAAGCTGCATATCTAGCCAATGAAATAACCTTCGAACAGTACAAATACGAATGTAAAAATCAATTTGGGATAGACCCAGTGATGTACTATGGTGGATTCTAATGGAGTTACGAAACAGATTCCTTAGAAATAAGGACTTAATAGACCAGAAGTCTTTGGATGAAGTAATGATAATCGGATTAGGTGGCGTGGGCTCTGCTCTCGTCACCAATCTGAGCATCATGGGATTTGACAGAATCATTGGATATGATGACGATGTGCTTGAGGACCATAATCTATCAAGTACAGTATATCCAGTAAATGAAGTTGGTAATTCAAAAGCAAGAGCTGCTGAATATCAAGCATTAGCTTACGGATGTCCTACACCTGTAATGTTTGAAAAACGATGGACTCCTAGTAGCAATCTTTCTAGCAAAATGATTGTTTGCCCTGATAATAATGAAGTAAGACTTCAAGCTTACCAGGCGTGGTGGGATAATACTGATGAAGGATTTTTCATTGACTTAAGGATGGATGCCCTGCAAATGGAAATAGTAGCAAAAACAAAGCCTGATGGAGTAGGACATAAGGGGCCTGATACAGAGTATCTTGATTATTGGAAATCCAGTGACCAGATAGAAGATGCACCATGTACAATGAAACATACGATATTTACTTCAAGCATTTTATCGGGATTTGGTATAGACCAAGTCTTTAATCTGCTTGGAAAAAGACCGTATTATCGGTACATTTGGATAGGGCTGACGCCTCTTATTATCAGTAAGGAAAGACTGATATCTGGCTATTAATTGAAGAACACAAACGAGTGGCTATTTTTGTTTTCCGCATCCTTTCACAAGAATAGTCACTTTGTTTGTATAATTATAAGGAGAAGATAATGCCAATTACGATTCATAATAAACCATATGTTATGGTACATGAAAGAGTACAAACCTTTAATAATGTATATCCACTAGGTGCCATACATACAAAACTACTTCATAGTGAAGATGGACATTACTTTGTAGAAGCCAAGGTTTATCCTGATACAATGGAAACACCTGACAGGTATTTCACCGGGCTTGCTCACGAAGAACAAGGAAGTACCCAGATAAATAATACTAGTGCATTAGAAAATGCAGAGACTAGTGCAATAGGACGTGCACTTGGTTTCCTTGGTCTGGGTACTGAAGATTCAATAGCATCAGCAGAAGAAGTATTAACTGCTGTTGCTCAACAACAAGAGATGAAAACACAGAGGAGATGACATGAGTAGATTCAGACCAGAAAAAAAAGCAAAAAAAGGTGGTTCATTTGACGGACCACCACCATGGTTAGGATATCAAGATGCCATGATATTGTCTTTTAAAGATAGAAGTAGTGATTTCAGTGCCAGTTGGGCAGAAGTCTTTATGGATATTGAATTTAAGACTAAGGGAAGTGAGTATCCAGTTACTATGTCAATAGTAGGTGAACATGAAAGAGATGATGATGGTTATATTACCGATTCCCCAGTACTAAAGAAAATCTACAGTATCGCCGATGCAGTAGGATTTGGTGGTGGCCCGGATAACACCGGTGAATGGGTAAATACAGTTGGTGATAAAATTTCTAATGTAGAGAAATTTATGAACGACAACTATACATCTGACCCTAATAGTTCTGAATATCCTTACCGGATATATGTTTATAAAAAATGGAACAATAAACAAAATCGTGCATTCACAACTGTTGTTCCAAGAGTAGCAAAAGTAACAGATACTAAATCTGTTGGTCAGCTAGAATCGTATGTTGACTGGGCAAAAGAGAATAAAAACCTTGTTGAATATACAGAGCCAAAGGAAAAGGACCCGTGGGATGAAAAACCACGTAAGGACAATCCTATTACTGTAGAATCAAAAGGTGCAACTGATGGCCCTACACAGCCTGCACCTAATTCTCCTACATATAATCCCGGCTAAATGTGGTATGAAATAGCGGTAGGCAGTCCTCGTAACAGAGGATTGCTTACCGACCTTACTGCTCTCAATCTAAAAGCAGAGAGAAAAGGCAGTAAGGTTCCTGTATATAGGTCTACTTATTATTATAACGACGAAGGCAGAGAATTCGCACTTAAACATAACAGCATAAAAGGATATCTTGGATGGAGAGGTATAGACATATTACCTCTTGATGTAGATTATATTACAGGTCATAATGAAACATTGCAAAAGGCATTGCATATTTATGATTGTTTATTAACTGCAACCATACCTAAAAAATATATAAATATATATTATAGTGGAACAGGATATCATTTTGAAATGGCTGCTAGTTTATTTGAATTCCCTGAAGGACCAGACTTACCTTGGATTGTAAAAAATACATTAAAACGAATATCACCTGATATTGATTTAAGTATTTATTCAAGAAGTGCATTATATAGAATGCATAATACAAAAAACTTTAAGTCTGGTTTGTTCAAAATACAATTATCAAGACAAGATTTTCAAGGATTTACATCCAAGGAAATAAGAGAACTTGCTAGAACAAGAAATGCATGGAGCAATAACCACTTACCTACGAAAGGAGAAATGAAAGGTATAGTTGTAAAAGAAGTTCCTTCAGTAAGAAGTCTTGAAAGAGTACGAGAACCTGATAAAGTAGTACCTTGTGTACAAGAGATGTATACACTAGGGCCACAAGAAGGTAGTCGTCATGACATTATGATGAGAATTGCTTCCCATTTTAGAAGAAATGGTATTCCATCTGATGCTACTAAGGCAGCGATACTTTCATGGAATAACAACTCTATGGCTGAAGCAACTGTTTTAGGTAATATAGAAGATGTATATAATGCTGGATATCAATACGGCTGTCATGATGAAATTATGGCAGCACATTGCAAAGAGCATTGTATATATTTTAAAAGAAAGGACTATCTTATGAATGTATATAACTCTGATGAACTCCAAGATTTATTAATGGAAAGACTGAATACAAACTTTGAAGGAAGAGCTATTGACCTTTCTCATATGTTTGGACTAGGTCAAGTAGATTCATTAGTATATCCTGGTGAACTAATGACCATATATGGTCAGACTGGTGCCAATAAAACAGCTTTGGCACAGAACATTGCTTTGGCGTATAATTCCGCAACTGACTCTATTGATGAAGATAAGCAGATTAAGACTCTGTATTTATCATTAGAATTAAGTGCATGGATGATGCAAAGAAGAAATCTTCAAATTGTTAGTAATTGTAACAAAGAAGAAGTCTTAACTAATCCTAATGAATTATACAAGAAGTATCGAAAACTACTAGACCATATAACTATACAAGTTATTAGTCCTAGTATAGAAGGGATACAGGCTAAAATACGGGAAATTCAACCGGCCTGTGTCATTGTAGATTACGTTGACCTTATAGAACCACCACCAGGCGTAAGGGGTGAGTATGAAACAATAAAATTCATATCACATTCCTTAAGCAAAATAGCTGTCACAAATGATATTATTGTCATTCAAATCAGCCAAATATCTAGAGAATATTCAAGAGGAGATATCATTGACCTATTCGCAGGGAAAGGCAGTGGAGCAATAGAAAATGCCTCAAGAAAAGTTCTGGGTATAGGTGGTAAGGCAAATAATCAATATAAAAAGGTTGAAGCATTAAAAAACAGTGATGGTGACCTCTGGGAAGTAGAACTTGAATTCCAAGAGTCATTTAGAATGAGGAGAAAAGACCATGGTAACTAAGGTAGACATTGCTCACAAGAAATTGGAAAGCAGAAATTCAATAACATCCCTTATAGGAGACTATATGCAATTAGTTCATGAACATGAAGCTAATTCAGATGATGTTGCTTATACTGATACATTGGAAGCAGTTCAAGGACAGATAAAGAAAAAGATAGAAGACATAGATGTATTTTCTCTTGAAGTAAAGAGAAAGGAATTCTTTATAGATGCTGAGATAGAAGCTCTAGCAGAGGAAATACAACGTCTGAAATCAAGGAAAAGAGCTATTGGTAGATTTAAACAGTTCATGGAAAATATGATATTACCATGGGCAATAAAGAAATTTGGCAATGGCAAAGTATGGGAAACATCTTATGCTAGGTATACAATGTACGAAGCATATGGTGAATTAGATGTTCACGTACCATTGGAAAAAGTTCCTGATGATTACAAGAAAGTAGAAATAAAGGAAGGTGTCAACCGGTCTTTGGCAAGAAAAGATTCCATGGCGGCACAAAAAGATGGAAAAGATGGACTGAGTTGGTGCAGAGTAAAGAAAATAACGAAAGTGAGAAGGTCATGATTCAACTATTAAAATGGATTGTACAATTTAAATCTTACAGCCCTGTAAATCAGGGCAAAGTAGGATTCGAAATAATGTTCTTTCAAATTATGAGATTTGGAATAGAACTAGCAACAGATGAAAGTACAGTAGGAGACTATATACATTTTGATATAGGAATATGGAGACTCGCAATTTCAACAATGTTCTCGATTAAATGGAGATGATATGACAAAAACATCACAACTAACAAAAATAAGAACCCATCTCAAAAGAGGTGGTGTTTTAACGCCAGTCACAGCCCTTAATATGTTTGGAACATTCAGATTGTCTGCACATATCTATGTTCTTAGGCACGATGAAGGACTTGATATTGTTACGAAAAAAGTATCAAATAGAAATGGTAATGTATTTGCTGAATATTCCTTGAGAAATTAAAAGTAACAAAATAAATTAAGGACCAGACAGATACCTAAAAATGTCTGTCTGGTTACTTAATGGATTATAAAGAAGGAACATTCAGAGAAAAATTGGTGAAAGTTCACCATACCTATTGGCATAAAGCATGGTTAAGATTAAATAGAAAAATGTCAGCATTAAAATCATCCTTAAAAAGACGCTCAAAAGAAGCAGGAGTAGAATTCAACATTGAACTGAATGATATTAAAAAAATGTTTTACGATATCTACGGAAAAAAATGTAAATACTGCAACGAAGTTCTAAACATAAGGACTATAGCATGTGACCATATAATTCCAATTACTAAAGGCGGAGCATCTACACCTGATAATCTTCAGTTGATATGTAAAAGATGTAACACAAGGAAAGGGCCATTAGACGAATGTGATTATGAAACAGTTGTTAAATGGGTAAGACGTCAATCTGATGAAGTACGTACCTATCTAATGAAAAAACTAGCAAAAGGAGGCAAATACTAATGCCAAAAGAACAGATGAAAAAGGTAACTGTAACCGAGGAACAACATAAATATGTTTTATCAGCTCTGGAAGGTTTAAAAGATGCATTCTACTTAGAAAATGAATTAGGTAAAGTACATGAAATATTTGAACTAATTAAATTACTTACACCAAAAAATGGTCTGATAGAAAAAAGTAGATTTGATGTTGACGTAAATGAAGAAATACAAAGAGCACAAGGTACCCTTGTAGCAGGATGTAAGGGTGAAAACTGCGATTAAACATCAGTGCACAGGAATAACGACAAAAAATCGTCGTTGCAAGAACATGACAATAGGTATTCTTTGTCATCTTCATGTATCAAGTCTTATAATATGTGACAAATACACCTATATTTACATAGATGATAATATGTATAAAAAAAGTAAATATCGAAAGTGGACAAATACTCCTCTTGACCCCGAAAACATATGTATACCAGACCTTCGTATAGTTAAATATAAATGGGAAAAAAGACTTTAAAAATTATGCAAAAATTAGAATTCACATTTCACTTTTATCTTTTGACAATGTCCTATATACAACGTAGAAATCTAGTTGAAAAAGAAAAATCTAATACCATTGGTCAGAAGAACCTGTTCTAACTGGAAAGCAGACGGAACCTGTGCCGGTGTAAAATTTAAATGTTACAGAATACCAGGAATGACGACAAAAATACGGTTTGAATTAGACAAAGAACTAATGGGTAAGCCATGTAAAATAAACAAAGACTGCTCATTCTTTGATGCCATCGTGGTACCTGGTCTTACGGATAAAGACAAGGCACTTGCGATGTAAGGCGGTAGACTAGCTCCCAAGGTCGAAAGACCTTGTGTCTACCGCTTTTTTTCCAAAAATTTTTTCCCTCTAGTGTAATAGGAATCAGCGATATTTACCTTCTATAGTAGGAACATTCTTCATTCTACTAGCTAAAAATTTTCTTAATTTTAAGATAGCAATCTGCTCTAATTCTTGTACTCCCTTTTTACCTGCCCTAAGTCTAGCATATATCATTTCATCCTTTGGATTCCATTCTACCCCCCATCTATCACGAAATATTTTCTTCTCTAAATCTTGTTCAAAGTGACCCATTATACTATGCTGACTTCTAGGATACGATTTATAGTTCTTATTCCTATGCCTATCCATAAATTCTTCAATACTCATCTTGTCTTCATGACGCCTTGCAATGTCTCCTGCCTCGAAGTCCTGTTTTCTAGCAATCCTTTCATTACGACGATTATATACATAAGTATTTTTTGTCCCAGGCTTTTTCCTTAAAAAGTTTGCACTGTTAATTTTTAACCCTGTAGTTCCATCAGGATTAACTTTTACTGGTAATTTTCTGGAAGATAAATTCATTGCCCTTCTGAATAAGAAATCTCTTACAGCTAACCTCTCATACATCTCATCTAAATTTCTTGGAAAGTTTGTTTTTTTAGCAGCAACCTCTGAAAAAAGCATCGGATTTTTAACTGCCTCTTTATATTTAACACCATAAGGAGATAATGTCCTATCAAGAAATTCTTCGGTAATCCTTGGTCCATATTTAGGATGAGACCACATAGGCATGTCTTTTTTTAATGCCCAAGCAGCTACTCTAGGATATTTATTAACAGCAGCTGCGGTAGCCGGCACAGAATACTTATACGTAACAGGTATTAATAAGTTAGTAATAGCTTTATCACCAGCTCTTCCTCCCGTCCTAATTAATGCTCCTAATAACCCAGTCATTATCTCATCCTATTATTTCATCGGCTAGGCCCGGTATATTTTTGAATTTCTTGTCATAACCATAACGTCCTTCATAGTATTTTTTCATCAAACCAGATACTATACCACCAGGTTTACTCTTTCTCCATTTTTGCATCAGCTCTTCAGCTTTACGCGTAGCATCCTTAGCTTGTGTATAAAAATCAACACCTGCCCTTTTAGAATAATCCATTGGGTCTAACTTTATTACCTCGGGAAGCCCACGATGATTTAACGCTACAAATTTATTTGACTGACCATAAAAATTAAACTGAGTAGGGTCTATACCTGTAATAGCACCTAATTCATCACGTAAGTTATGGAACTTATCAGACCACGTATAACCATGTCTACGTCCTTCCATCCCTCTGAAATATCTTCTTAATTTTTCTCCAGAAGAAGCATTCTTCTTATGTAATATTCTATGTGGTTCATACTCTTTCTTTACTATAGCTCTTACCTTATCTATTGCTTCCCTAGCTATCGCAACCTTTGAATTATTTTTAGCAGCCTTATCTATATAATACTTCTTTAAAGCGTTCTGGAATGTACCAGTACCCATATATGAAACTTCCGAAAAATAAGGTGCCAATCTTTTTTTCCATTTTTTACTTGTAATTTCTATGGCATCGTCATATCCCCCTACTGGGTCAACCCATGAATGTAATTTACCCACACCTACATCATCTGTTCTTGACCCTCCAGACACCACCCACTGCTCCCCCATCTTTCCGCTAGGCGAACCTTTGGGTGAACTTCTGAGTTCATATTTATCAACTTTATCCCAATTTACTACTCTCGGAGATTCAGGGGTACCAACTTTCCACCCTGCAGGCGGCGTATGATAGTGAGGTATGGAAGGTTTGAAATTTTTTGGACTAAGCAATTCTTTTTTCTTAGCTAAAGCAGTTTTAGCGGCTTTCTCTTCTGTTTTCTTTATAAGAGCAACACTGCCTTGAAAACCCCTTCCTTGTACTACATCTACAAGAACTTTTTGCTTAGCCCGTAGCTTCGCACCTTCATGTAATAACTTATTATGTATATTTAATTCGTCAGCTATACCAGCTGACCTCGTAAAGAACTGGCGCCTAGTCATAGGACCAGAAGCAACAGCACCTGCTACCCTGGTAAGCTTAGAAGGCAATGCTCCCGTATTTACTAAAACACTTAAGGCTCTCCCTAATAATCCAACAGCCATTAAATAAATCCTCTAGGAGCTGTCTTAGGTTTCTCCCTCTCCTCCACTATCGTTCTATGCAGCTGCATATAAGGTAGTCCTGTCAGCTTCTCTACGCTACGCATAGGATTCTCAAGGATACCACCAGGCCCTGCTATGTCCCTTGCCATCCTACCAAATGGAAACATAGTCCATATATAATAATTAGATAGCCTGGTATAATCATCAGTAACCATAGCCTTAAAGGTAGCAGGCAACAACCTAGCAAGAGGAGGGGTAATCATCTGCAATGGCTGCAAAGGTGCGGGATAAGCACCAAAGAACGCTCTCTCACGCTCGTTATCATCGCCAAACATCATCTCAGCAGTGTCCTGAAACCAGTTCCACGGTGCAGGTAAAGCATTCTCAAATATGGAATACATAAATACATTAGCAAGACCAAGCATGAATAAGTCTGCTGTCGCCATCCTTTTGTACTTCTCAAATTCTTGTGTGCCTTCACGCCAACCATATATATGAGCCTGGTTAATAATATCCTTCCTAAATCTAACAGAGTTCCAAGACCACAACTGAAACCTCGTATATACCTTGCCAAATTGTGTCCTTGCAAAGGCAGGTCTATAAGGAGCACTGTATAAGAACTGTGTAGCCTTCACACCCTTCTTAGCCATCTCAATAAGAAGAGGATGATTATAATCACCTATCATACCGCCAAATCTTTCAACAGCCGCTAAGTAATGAGAAATAAAAGCATCCCTTCTCAATGTCCTCTCTGGTATCCGCATAAATGCAGCAGCTTTATTAAATATACTATCACTTATCTTATGCTTCCTTGCTATCTCCCTCAGCGTAACATCAGATAGGTTCGGGTCTTTAGCAATCTTAGCCACTCCTTCCTTCACAAAACTTCTCCATCTTGCAGATTTTGCGCCAGGTGTCAAGCCTGATAAACCTTCATAAAGAAGGAACTCCTCAACAATACCATGTCCCTTCACCCAATCATATAAATCTCCCTTAGATTTCCACTCCTTATTTATAGTCTGCATATGTTTTATATCACGAGCGTTCTTAAAGTGTTCAGCTCCTACATTTATCCAAGTATGAACACTACCACCATACATATTAGCAGTACTACTCTTGATGTGAGCTAATAAAGTAGCCAGTTCATATTTAGCTTCCAGTTGCCCTAGCCTTCTCAAAGAATTCCAGTCGTTCTCTATCAATTCTTTTGGTAGGTCAGGTCTCTTCTTATCAAATCCTAGAAGCCTCTTCATGTTATTTAATTTTTTTAATATCCTATTATCTGCCCACCAAGCATAAGGCGTTCCTTTAATTTTCATAGTTGGGTCATTTAGAAGTCTATCAGGTACAACACTAGGGCCACCCTGAGCTTCATTAGAATACATTTGGAACCAATTAGCCCACGAATTAGCCAGCTCCGGGCCTAGCCTACGTCCCCACACCTTTCTAAATCCCACTATAGCATCACGAGCTACAATATCAGCTCCTTGAGAATAGAAAGCATTTAAAATGTTCTTCATATACATATCGTATGCTTCAGGAGAAGTATTCCAACCCGGAACATGAACTGTCCTACTAAACTGGTTACCCACACGCCTATTAACATTAAATGCTTTTAGTTCTTCTACAGATTTAACCTTACCCTTAGCTATCTCATTCATAACATTATGAATTATATCCCAAGAGCCACCCATATCTTCCGACCTCTGTATCCAATCACCAGTTACCTGCTTGTGATGATAGACTAATTTCTTCAACGTCTTCTCCCTATCAACAGAGTCATACGATTTGTCAGCAGCAACAATCTTTATAGCCCTAGACAGTTCCTTTTCAGCAACCTTCCTATCAAACATAACATGAGGCCAGTACATATCCGGGTCTATCTGTCCGGTGGGTTCCATAGCATACTTCTCTATCATAATATTTCGTTGCAACTGACGCTGCTGTTCTTTCTGGTTAGAAGTCATTCTATCAAAACTTGATGCTTTCTTACCCATCCTATCTCTTATTAAATGGTCTAGTCCTCTATTAGGTACCTGCAACACCATGATTCTCTTACCTATCTCCCTGAGACCATCCATTCCTATATTAATATCTAATTTCTTACCATCAGTAGCTTCTTTTGCTCTGTCCCGCATGTAAGTATCTCTTAATCTTTTCAGCCCAAGATGAGTACCATCATCAAGACCGATATATCTATTTGCAGCTATTCCGTCTCCTTGGAGCCAGGTAATAACCTCTTTATTCTGTGCTTCTATAACTTTCTGTATCTTTCTTACAACTTCCTTTCCTGTAACTGTTTTAGCTTCTCCGGCTTCTCTAACCACGTACTTCTTATTCTGCAGTTCATTCCAATTAGTTGTTTTATATACTCTCCTCATTGCATCTTTATAATTACCCATATAATATTTGAATATATCTCTACCCTTATGCTGTGCAGTTATATGTTTATTTGCATACCTATTATCCATCTGAATAACAGCAACATCAAACAGTTTTACCCCATCTTCTAAAGCATACACATATGGGTCTAGCTTATCCGCAAGCTTTACCACCTCTTCCTGGTGTGTTCCTGTTGCATGTTCCTGTGCCTTGCCGTGCCATTGCATAAGTTCTTCTACTATATTGGTAGGCCTATATACCTCACCCGACATAGCATTACCTCTCTGGTCAAGAAACATACCTCTTCCTTTCACCAGCTTCATTTCACCACGCATTATATCAAGATTTACAGTCTCAGGGAAATTCATATAATGTCTCTTTGCAAGTTTTACAAATCCTGTCTTATCATCCAGCTTCGCAAACATACGTTGATACCACGTACCTGTCCTCATCTGTGTAAACCATCTATCAAGAATTCTAAAATCTTCTAATGTCATCGCATTTAAATTCTTACCTATAACTGTCCTCACAAGACCATTTAATCGCCTGCCTGTTATACCAGGGCGATAATAATTGATGTGGTCTTCCAAAGAAGAAAGAACCTTACGTGCATCTCTATTCAATTTGCCTTTATAAAGTCCTTCAAAGGGAGAATGTTCATTAATATACTTCTTTGTTTCCACATCAAAGTCAGATGATTCAATAATGCTCCCCTCTACAGGCTTACCATCCTCATCAAACATCCTTTGTTTCCTCTCTGCGTCCTTTGCTTCTTCTACTAAATCATCAGTAGCCTTCTTATTTAATCCTTTAATATTCATATCAAAGAAGTCACTATAAGCTTTAACAAATTTTCTAACACTAGTATCAGGCACCATGCTAGTCATAAATCCTAGCTTAGAAGTACTAGTACCTGATGATTCCAATGTCCACTTATGTATCTGGTCCCTCATCTTATCAGTCATCTTGCCCGGCTTTATCTTACGCATCTGCTTCTCTATTATATCAACCTTCCCCCTATTCAGACTACCAAGAAGAAACATATCAAAAAGGTTCCTCTCTGCAACATTTAAACCAGCCCGATAAGTACCTATAGCTATATCCATAACATTCTGAGAATGTTTATTAGCCTGTACATCTTGAGTCAGAGCCTTCTCTGTTTCTATCAACCAATCTTTAGCCCACTCTTCTTCTACCATATTATACATCTTTTCATAGTCAGGTCTTTGGTTGCTTGTAAAGTTCTTATGCTCTGACTTATAAGCCTCAGTCTGTCTATGTATTTCTAAGATTCTATCAGGGTTAGCAATAGGAATTGCAGCTTCCATAATAACCTTCATACTTGCCATGTCAGATATATCATTAATAAGATAATGCTCTGCTTTCCTCTGCATATCTAAAAGCCATCTTTTCCTTTGCGTATAATTTTCTTTCATCACATCAAATACTTCGGGTTTAAATCTCTTTCGATAGATGGAGAAATTATCAAAAATATTTTTATCATAATCTTTATGCTTAGGATTTAACTGAGCCTCAAAACCATCATCAGTAAATAACCTTTTATCCCAAACCACTTTAATATAATCATGTTGAGGAACAGCCATACTCTTTCTAAGAAGAACATTTTTTAACCAATCATATCTAGACAAATTCTTTTCATGTATACTATACATAGCATCCATCTTTGTCTTGTCAACTCTATGAAAAACACTATCGCTCCAATCTACGTTCTCTACATCTCTAGCAATCTTACCTAACAATGTATTCCTGCTACTCTCTGGTATACCAGGGAACCATAGCGGAATATTATCCTTATTAAACCTGAAATTATTTTCATTCCCAACAATCCCCAGCCTGTGCATTATCTCTGGTCTAGTCCACCGTTTCTTGTTTGTAAAATCTCTACCATACAGCGCTGTATTTACACCACTAAACATCCTTGTTAAACCACGACCTTTCATCCATTGCTTCACCTTTAGCCCCTTCCACTGCTCTCCCTGCATGCCATGAACTGTGAAATCAAACAGGCTATCTATCATTGCATCGCTAAATACTTTCCTTGGTCTTAGCCCTGATTCATCCATAGGGTCAGAGCTGAATGATACAGCAGCTCTGGCAAGCTCTCTAAAATTATCCATCTCTTTCTTACCAGTCTTAGCTTTCATGTGCACTCTAAATTTTCTAGGTTTTTTATTTATATAAAATTCTTCTTCCCACACATAAGTACCTTTCGGAGCACGAATAAACATCTGTTTGCCCCCAGGGGTCTCTACTCTCACTGTCCTTTTCTCTAAATCAGCTACAGCTGCATGAGCTGCTGCTATAGTTGTTCTTCCCACAACATTAGTTCCCAGTTTAGTACGACCTTCAGCTGAACCTTCAGAAGCAAACTGCCTCATCCACGGAGAAAACATAAGAACTGAAGAATCATTCATTCCCTTTAGAAGGTCATCCTGCTTCTTATTTCCTGTTCCTGTTAATTTAGAACGCCACTTAGCTTTAGCATCCTCCGCACTAGCTATATTATTTGCTTCTTTATTAAAAAATTCTCCTTTGTTCTTATCATACATATCCTTCCAAGACTTTTTAAATCCATGTGTCTCATCTCCAAAGAATATCCAAGACTTATCTCCGTCTAAATCTGCACCACCCAGAGCCTTGGCTGTCCTAGGATGTATTAATACTCCTAAACCATCTATACCGGTGAATCCAGAGAATTTTAGGACGTGAGCTCCAGATATATTATCCATAGGGACACGCATTAAGACAGCATTGAATATCTCTTCTACTGCAGGTCTATTAGTCTCAGATATCTGTCCCTTATGATACTTCTCCCATAAATCTCCGAGAGTAATAAACTCTCTCTCCCTACCAAACATATCAGTTCTTATCTTTAACTCTTTAAATGTATTATCTAAAAAGAATATATTATCATTATCATTCAATTCTTTAGTCGGGCCTCTTCTTTTAGTTCTATTCCATAAACCTATATCATACGGACGCATCCTAGCAGCAGCACTATTATCAATAAGAGGACGAGTAAATCTATGGACTACATAGTTACGCACTACAGATTCCCTATAATCATTCGAATACTTATGAAACGCACCAGCTAAACTATCCTTAGCGAATCTTATTATTCTTTCATGAATTGCATTGAACTCTACTGCATCTACCTTCTCATCTAATAAGTTCTCCCTTGTTAATTCTCCCTCTCCAACCATCTCGTGAATAATATCATCATTAACACGCATCATTTTCCGATAAGCATTACTAGCAAATACTGTATCCTCTTTTATCCCCTTCACTAGCCTCTCTATACTAATCTTATCTATATCTCTTACTAAATCTTCGACAATAGTTTGATTACCCTTCGGATTTGCCAAGAACACATCCATCTTTTTATTCACCTCAGGGTCACCCTCTCTTCCTCTACCTGATAAGGTTTCATACATATCTGATATAGATTCGCGGAATATAGGAAAAGAAGAAAATGGAGTTAATACAGACTGCATCTGTTTTGGTACTCTCTGTGGGTCTAAGAAATGTAGGTCTGTTATATCGGATGTAACAGTCTTCATATCTTGGATGGGCAACTTATACAATACCGACTCATCAACAGGATTTCCTTTCAAGTCCTGCATCTCTATCTTACCATCCTTATCTCTTGCTATTTTATAGAAGGCTCTACTACCCGATTGCTTAGCTGAAGAAGTATTAATAAGAAAATGCATTCCTTTCTTCTTCATGTAGATTGCAAGCTCTGGGGAGGCTGTATGTATCGCATACTTGCCCAATAGAGCCCCGTATTGGGGGCTAGGAGACACGATAAATGATTTATGGATACCACCTTCGACTGGGAGCCCTTGCTCCCTGTTTAGGCCCTTTACGACATCTGGACGCCCTATTACACCACCATCTTCGCTTTCTAGATATTCCCTCGCTTTTGATTCAATATTCAATTTGCTTTGGTCTACGCCTAATCCTTCCACATCATGTACTAACCCAAATTTAAAAGAACCACCCAGGGAAGTTTCATATTGAATATTTAATCCAAGTTTTTTAGCATAATTAATTTCTTCTTGCATTAACCTGCCAATACCATGAGTATCATCAACAATTACAGTTGACCCCTTTGGCATTGAATCC